TTCAATAGCTTTATAGCTTCTTGTATTTTTCTCTGTTGTATTCTGTATTCGTTAAATGTTTCGTTTTCTATCCACATGTCGTTTTATTTATTTTGTTCTATCCAATTTGATTGTATTTCTCTTAAGTGTTTTATTTCTTTTTGCAAGTAGTCTAAAGCTTTCTCTAGATCTCTTATTTCACTATCTTTTTTGCCTGCTCTACATAGATATTTAACTACATTTCCTCTATTGAAATTTAAGTCGTATGCTTTAGCAATATCTATTACGTCAAAGCCTTGATCTGTTTCATAGTGTATACTCATATTTTGGTTCTAAGTTTTAATAAGTTATAGCATTCAATGTATTTTTGCTTTGCTTTTCCTTTATACTGTTCTTTAAATAATTTGTACAAGTTTTTAACGTAACAAAACTTAGTGTTGCATGAGCTATAAAGTTTTTTAGCATAAGCTTTACCTTTACCTTTAAAGTAGTTTACATTGTCAGCGCCGTCTCCCATGATCATTTGCTCATAAAAATTATACATAGCATCTTGCTCGGTAATATCATACACAACTCTATGCTTATAATGATAGTTGTAAATTAAACAGGGGAATTGCTTATAGTCTTTATCTATAGACACTATCATCACTTTGTCCCTGCCTACTTCACTTGATATATCGTGCCAATACTTCGCTACTAAGTCATCTGTTTCTACGCCATAAGCATACAAACCATTGTATTCTTTTCTAACAAACTNATGCATTTTAGACAACAGAGGTGGAAGTACTGTATCATTTCTATTAGCTTTATATGTTTTAGTTAATAGCTTCCTAAAATTACCCTTAGAACCGTTAAACGTGTATATCTTTTCTATGTCATACAATTCCTCTAAGTCGTTGACTATTTTCATATACTGTTCATCGAACTTAGCTATGCTATCTTCTATGTTTCTATAAAACTTATCATCGCTACCTTCTCTTTTAGATCTTATGCAGGCAGCGTAAACTAAACTATCAGCATCAATTAGTAGTATCATCTTTCACGAATGTTCCATTGATCATTTTGCCTGTTCTTTTAGCTATAACGTTATAAGCCGAATGTATACACTCTTCGATACTCATAGCCTGCAAATGAGCTAAGTTAGTTAGTACAACAACCATGTCTCCAATAGCATCTTCTATTTCTTCTGTGTCATTTTCTAGTAACGCCTTTGCTAATTCACCTGCTTCTTCCATTAACTTAACATATTGTGTTTGTGGATCGCCTGAATCATATAGACCTCTTTCGTTAGCCCAAGATCTTATGTTGTCGAATATCTCTAAATTTACTTTAGGCTTATTAAGAACGTCCCAAAAGTTTTTTAGAGATTGTGAATATATATATCTTTCGTTATTATGTGCTGACTTAAAATTGTTTTTTAATATAAAGTCTTTTACTTTGTCATTTACTTCTATGTTATAGTCTTTGTCTAATTCTATATTAGTTGGCCAAATAAAATCATCAAAGCTTTTATTAAATGTTTTTTTGAAAGTAACTGTTGTTTTGGTAATGTGTAGCATAAAATTGTTTATTGTTTGTTTGTATGTTCTTACGTCGTTTTTATAGCCAAACTTATTTTGCCATTCAAATTCTAACCTAGAAGCTTCATCAATACATTGAGTCTTGGCCAATATTTTAAAATCAGTATAACCTTGTTGAACTATAATTCTTTTAGCAGGGTTTTTAGTGCATCCTACTTTTACACCTTCTATATGATATATGTAATACATTAAATTTTAATGTTAGATCTACCACACAAAGGGTATAAGTACGTGTGGTATTTCATGCCTTTAGTGATTTTTTTATTTTTGAAAATAATAGTTTCATCAGCAATATGCTCTTGTTTACCACAGTAACCGATAACATCTCTGTCTGGTTTTTCTAGTTTAATAGATCCGTAATACTTGTTACCAACATGATAGTCTACGTGGTATCCTAAGTTTTCGTATTTGACTCCGTAATATAAATTCATTGTGTTATGTTTTATTGTTTAGGCTAATATACCAATAACTTGTTAATAAAAAAAATATTTATACGTTTTTATTATAGTGACGTTCGTATATGTGTAAGTTGTGGGCATAGTGAGTATAAAAACCTTGATCACTATTGAGACTATTAGCAACTAATTCGTGTAGTTTTAAGAAACAATAAGCATCGTTGCAAAAGCCAAACCATAAGTCGTTACTTCTCATTAAAACAGTCATGTGTAGTTTGTCTGACTCAGGTGTATAATAAAACTGAATTGACAACGTGCAAGGAGTATCTTTAGAATAGCTAGTGTGTTCTTTACCGTCGTAGATACTAATAACAGCACGTCTAGAATATTTGTCACGCTGTAGTTCTTTGATTGCATACTCTAGTTGATTGTTCCTACTCCATTGCCAACCATAGTTTGAGTTAACATAACCGCGCTCATCCATGTGATTATACCAGATCTTAGCGACTTTAGCTATCTCACTAGCGTCTCTATTTTTAGACAGATACCATTCCCATTCTTTTTCTGCATAGTCTATTTTAAAGCCACGTCCTGGTGTTTTAACAACTTTCTGCTTAGTATCTAATATAGTAAACATTTGGTTGTACATTGTTTTAGTGCCATTACTGTTTTGTTGCGAGTCTAACTTTCTATAGTAGTACTCGAATGCTTCTGTTACGGTTTGAAATTGCCACATAATATGTCTTTTTTTCTTATTGGATATGTGTACACTTCGTCTTTAAATAAATATACACTTGTACCGTCGTTTAACTTGTCTTTTTTTATATAGTCTAGTTCTAAAGTAGAACCGGCGAATCTTACTTTATATTTCATTAAATATTCTTTTTAGTTCTTGCTTTTGTAAATATATAATTTCGTCAGCTAACGCTACGTTTTCAGTATAAAGCTTAGCTAANTTAGCTACTTGATTTTTAGTGCTAACATACAACATATTTCTTAATGTATCATTTTTAATTAACTCTTTGTTAGGATCATAATCAATATCAATAGCAGCTATTGCTGAAGACGCTAGTGCTTCAAAAAATCTAAACGTAGCCACATTGTTCTCGTGTTCCTTATCTCCTATAACTAAACTAACTTTACATTTATTCAACACATTAAATAAGTCAGAATGTTTTACCTTTGTTTTATAGTCAGCATAAGTGATTTTAGGTTCTTTGTAGCCAAGTAAAAGGTTTTTAGTTGAAAAAGGCATAAGCTTTTTTATCTTATTATTTCTATAGCTACCGCGTTTGTCGCCATAATAAATCACATCATAGTCTTTATCTGTCGAGTACTCATAAGTGTTAACACCTTTTTTAAATATATAAGCAAACCAATTAAGCTTATACGTGTTAAACTTAATGTCCATGTTAAAAAACTTATTGAGATCTTTACCTGGAAACAAGTAAACACTATTCAATATTATTTCATCCCAAGTTTCAATATACTCTTCGCATATATTAAATCTCTCGTAAAATATCTTAGCTGGATTTAAAGGTTTAATACGTGGATCAGTTGGTAATATATTAAACTTTACTTTTTTACTTTTCCATAACTCAGCTACGTTTTTTACGCATTCGACCGAGTAGTCGGAATATTGACCACCAAAGAAATTAGCTGGTGCTAACTGTAATATCAAAGAGTCTATGTTGTAGTTTTTTATTTCCGTTATGTCGATAAAAAAATCTAAGTCTTTGTTTGTTCTACATTTATTACCAAATATTAATACTTCTCTATTTTTCTCTTCTAATAAATGTTTTAAGTATATTAATTCTATTCCACGTGGCGTAGTCTTAGCGTGTTGTGGGTTAGAGAATACACAAGTTATTGCTGTTTTATTTCTCATTGTAATTGTTTAATGCTGCTAAATAAGCAACGGCGTCTAATAAATTGTCTTCTTTGTGATTATAGGATTGTCTAGAAAGCTTTAAAGCAACAAGACACATAAACATATCTTGTGCAGTAAATTGTTTACCTGTTGAACCCGAAGCTATCATAGCTGCTCTTTCCATACCTTCTGAAAAAGGTCCGTACAATCTTTCTTTTTCTTCTGATCTTTCATTTATTATTTGATCTGCTGTTTTTAGTATATTCATTCTTCTTCTGTATAAAATTCCGCGTGTTCTTTACAATCAGAGCATATATCTGTATCACACCATCTTGATGCTCCACAGCAATTGCTTAGTTCTTCCATAATTATTTTTTGTTTTCTGTTTTATATTTGTCTAATACTATTTTTAACGACTCTACTTTAATGTAAAGTTGAGACACTATGTTTTCTAGTCTAAGTATTCTTTGCATAGACGTGTATTTTTTATTTTTCATAGTTCTTTAAGTATTAGGTTTTCTATGTCTTCAATCTGCTCTTCTACTAAAATTTCCGTTATGTCAATATCGTTTACTTCAGCTGATAGTAATTCAACTTCGTCTGGTGAACCCGGATAGTCGTAAGTTTGTTCTTCGCCAACGTAATGCGTGTATGTAACTTCAATTGGCACGCCATAATATTTAATTGTCATATCTCATATTGTTTTAGTTCTTGTTTAAGTTTTAATATTTTTTTGTTTTTCTCGTTCCTAACAAGGCTTTCTCTTTTTATAATCACATCTAGCTCTGTTTGCAGGCAGCTGTTAAATATACCTACTTCAGTTATAGCTTTAACGCAATTATTAAGATCTTTATTGTCTGGCTTTTGTTTTTGCCACTCTAACAACTTGTCTATTAAAAAAGAGTACCAAAGATTGTAGGATTGTTTTTGCATTAGAGTCATCTCACCAAGCAAAAATAAGTAAGCAAAACACAATATAAAGCAAATATGAGAATACTAATAAAAATTTTTATATTATGCCTTTTTTCTGTTTTTTTAATTTTAGCCAAAAGCTCTTTTTGGGTATAAACCTCTATTCTGTTTTTGCGTGTTTCTATATGTAATCCGGTTTTTGTCTTTTTCATTGTATGTTAATTATTATGCTTCTTATTTCAGATGCTTTATTTTTTAGCTCTATTCTTTTTTCTTTAGTTAAAGATTTTTTATGGCTATCGTAATACAAAATAGCGTCTATGTGTTTTAACTGTTCCTGTAAATCGTCTAATTGTGTTCTCATTTGTTTATGTTTTGAATGTAAGATAAAGCTACTTGTTCGTCCATGTCGTAAGCTTGAACCATCATAGTGATCCAAGCTTTTTCTGTTTCTGTAAGTGTTTCCATTGTTTTTGTTTTTAATTGTTTATTATAGCCAATTCATTCTTTTAAAATAATCATAAGCTAAGGTAAAAGAGTGAAACGTAAAAAGACCACCTTCTTTATTTATAGCATTAGTCATTCCGTAGTCACTGTATCCCTTATCTTTTATATCATCTACCTTTTTAATAAAAAGACCTTTAGACTTGAATATTTCTTCTATTTGATTATCAGTTAATTTCATAATTTTAATTGTTGTTTTCATTTTGTTTTTGTTTTAAAGTTACATGGCTAATGTACCAAATAATTTGACGTTATTAACTATTTCTAAACTATTTTAACAAAACTTTAACACTTTTCATATACTTTATCAATATCTGATATCCATTGCAGTAGTCTTTTTGGATTGCAGCTACAAGGCTCATGGTAATTATGCTCATAATATTTAGCGTGT